GAGGGACACTCTACTAATATCAGCGATCCAACATGCAGGGCAGCGTCTTTAGTTATGTTGGACAGAAGTATTAAACGATATGAAAAAATCGTACAAGCAATCAAGGTAATTTATGATCAATGCGATGAACAAAAGAAAAAAATAATTGAAATGAAGTATTGGCAATCAAGATATAGGGACGAGGGAATCAGGTATCATATTGGTATAAGTAAAACAACATTTTACCGCTGGAAAGATGCAATTATCTTGGCAATAGCTGTTGAATTAGGATATTTATAAAAAGTTTTATTTTAAGTGGGACTTTTTCGGGACTTTTGAGGTCAACTTATGGTTTATAATGATAACGTGGAAAGCTGTGAGGTAAAACTCATGGCTTTTTGTTTTAGCAAATTTAAGTCAGGGAGGATGATAATTATATATATTTATGAAAATCATCTTGGTGGTTTTTATGCGATAACTTTAGCGAGTGATAAGCATGTACAACGGTAGAAACTTATCGAAGCGTCAAGTAAAGACTATGGGATGGAGGTAAGATGCGAAGATTGTTGCAGATTATCAAGGCATGGCGGTTTATTTTAAAATCAACAGAAGATGAAGAAAACCGGAACAATCCTTTTTAGTCTAAAACACCATGAGGAACAAGATTAACCAGGTCTTTATCATGTTAACACGAACCAACTCAGACACAGAATAGTGAATTTGTATTGCCTATAGTGGACTTAGTAAGATGTTAAGGCATATTACTACTATGTAATGTCGGTGAAGCCCTGATAATACTGGATTGTTAGGTTACCATAATGAATACTATAGGACATTGTGTATGAATGTGGTGTTACTCAGGTGGTAGTGAATAACGAAATAGGAGGTGATATGTATGGCTGGAAAACAACAGGAAGCAAAAAAACCCAGAAAAATGAATCCTAATAGTTTGGCTAATCTTAGGGCAAATGCTAACCCTGGCGGCAGGCCAAAAGCGTCGGATGAGTATAAGGCGTTAGTAAAAGCTAATACCGTGCAGGCTATGCAAACTGTAATTGATTTGATGCGTAATAGCCCCAAAGAGGACATAAGGCTTAAAGCAGCACAAGAGGTAATCGATAGGGCATACGGTAAGGCAGCACAGCCGATAGTCGGCGACAAGGAATTTGATCCGATGCAAATTAATTATGCGGACGCCGCGCTGGTGGAGGCGAGAATAAATGAGCTTATTGCCAAGCGAAGCACTGGAACTTAAGCGGCTCTTGGAATGGCAGGCGTGGAGTAAAGACCCCTGGCAATGGATAAAAGACTGTGTTATCACAATCGATGAAACAGACGGTACGCGAAAGCCTTTTCCTGATAAAGAATATTTTCCCTACGTGATAAATGCCTGGATGGAATCAAACATATTAGCAATACCAAAGTCACGTCGTATGATGGCAACATGGCTTTTTCTTGCGCTGCATCTGTGGGCGGCATTGTTTAGGGCCAACAGCGCGGTATTTATCCAAAGTCAAAAAGCCGAGAAATCCGAGTGGCTTGTAGGTGACCAGCGCATGTGGTTTATTTATAGCAACCTGCCGACAGAATATCCTTGGCCCAAGACTACCCGACTACTCAAGGGTAAGGGCGGGATAAGCCATGTAGTATTTGACAATGGCTCATACATCATGGCAATCGGCGAGGGTGCTGACCAGTTTCGGCAGTACACGGCATCGCATGTAATGTTGGATGAGGTGGCCTTCTGGGAGCGGGCAAAGGAATCATATACTGGGACGCTGCCGACTATACAGGGCGGTGGTAAGGTTGTGCTGATTAGTACGGCAGAGCCTGGGTTTTTTGAGCAGGTAGTAATGGGGAGGATGGAATAGTGGGGCACAAAAGACCATCACACATATTTATTGGTGATATTGAAATGAAAACGTGTAGTTTGTGTCGCAACACTAAATCGTTATTGGAGTTTAATAAGAGAAGCGACACGTGGGACGGGTTAAATGCAAAATGTCGTCAGTGCGACAATTTAAAAAGTCGCGAGTATCACGCAAACAACATAGAAAAGAGTCGTTGCGCTAATAGAAGATGGCAAAAAACCAATATAAAGCGGGTCTTGGAATACCAGTCTAAATACCGCAAGGAAAACAGTGAAAAGGTTAATATGTGGAAAAGGGCATGGGAACAGAGAAACAAGCCAAAGCTGTGCGTGTCGCAGCAGCGGCATAGGCATAGACGTAAAAATCTTCCTGCGCTCTTAACACCTCAGGATTTTGAAGAATGCTTAAAGTTTTTTGATTATAAAGATGCTTACACTGGTGAGCCGATGGATATTATTACTCAAGATCACGTCGTGCCAGTTATACAAAACGGCCACTATGTTAAAGGCAACATTATCCCATGCGACAAGAGAATAAATGCAAGCAAGGGGGGCAAGCGGCTGGAAGAATGGTATATTAAACAGCCGTTTTTTAGTGCCCAAAGATTAGAAAAGGTTTATGAGTGGATGCGCCATGCAGGGAATTACTGATTTTATAACGCCTCAGAAAGTCCGAGTAGTGCAAATACATTATTCGGCTGATCCCGATAAGCGCAGTCAGGAGTGGATAGACAAAGCCCATGAGGGCATGAGTAAGGCGATGTGGGAAAAGGAGATGGAAATAAACTTTGCTGTTGTGCTAGGCAAGGCGTGGTTTCCTGAGTTTCGCAAAGGATTTCACGTCGCTCAATCTCACATAGAACCTATATCTGGGCGCCCTGTTTTTAGGGGATGGGACTATGGTCTAACCCCCGCCACCGTATTTGGACAGACAACGGCTAAAGGGCAACTATTGATACTTAACCCCGAATTGCAGTCATGGGATAACGGTATAACGGCCCACGGCCTTGTGGTGCAGACTGAGAGCGCGACATACTTTCCGGGGTATAAGTTTATTGATTACGGCGACCCGGCAGGCAATCAGAGGGCGCAGACGGATGAGCAAAGCTGTAATGATATTCTGCGTGATAAATATGGCATAAACGTCCAGCCCGGCCCTGTAGCTGAGATGGCAAGGCATGAGGCCCTAAGGACGCTGCTGACCACACTGACGCCTGATGGACAGCCTATGATGCTGATTGACCCACGCTGTACGCTGTTAATCCAAGCGTTAGAGGGTGGGTATCAGCACAAAGAGGTGGCAGGCAAATACCTGGATATAGTAGCCGACAATAAATATACGCACATCATGGACGCCTTGATGTATGTGGCGGCAATGGTTAAGGTTAAGCCCAAGAAATGGGAAGATGCGAATATCCCACGGGCGGGGCGAATGTAGGAGGTAGAGCATGGCAATAGACGGGGAAGTCCAAGGGACGCCACCGGAGCAGCAGGACGAGATGCTGCTGGAGCGGCTTAAGATTGATATTGAAGAGGCTAACAGGCACTTTGAAAACGAGATTGAACCAATGTTGTTGACCCGCAACAAGGTCTACACTGGCGACAAAGACTATTATAAACAGATATATCCTGACCTGTCAGAGGTGTCAGACCTTGTTACCACGGATTTGGCCGACATTATTGAGTGGTCTATGCCGTCACTGATGAAAGCCTATTTTGGTGGAGCCGATATTGTGTCTATTAAGGGTGTAGGCGCAGAAGACGAAGAACCGGCCAAAGTAATGGAGGCATTAGTCAATTATCAGTTGACGAAGCTTAATAAATTTTTTGTTATCTGTTATGACTGGATAAAACAAGCCTTTATCGAAAACGCCGCGGCGATTAAGTGTAGCTGGGCGCGAGAAACAAAGCGGGATAAGACATTTGTGGAGGTGCTGGCAGCTGAACAGGTTGAGGCGTTAAAGGCAACGCCTGGCGCTGAGGTTATATCTGCAGAACCCATTCCTGACGCTCTTGACCTATACAAAGTCGAATTCGCTACCCTGCGCCTGGCAAAAAATCATCCCACAGTTGAAAACATATCTGCTTCTGAACTCAGGTTCTCGCCGGATGCCGTGGATTTTGACAAATGTCAGTTTGTGGCGCATCGTAAGATAGTAACGGTGGATTATATCCGCAAGCTGGAGAAAGAGGGCCTCTATAGCAACGTTGATGAGGTTGTGGAAAATCTTGGGGATGTGAAATATACCACGTCAGAGGAAGTCAATAACCCCGAAATCAACACGCATTCCCGCAACCAAAGCCACATAGCCCGGAAAAAGGTTACTCTGTATGAGTGCTATGTCAAGGTTGATATGGACGGCGACCAGATACTCGAAGACTGGATTATCACTGTTGCAAATAACGTAATTATCCGCAAAGAGCAAAACCCATATGACCGGCATCCGTTCTTTTTGCTAAGCCCGGTACGCGACCCACACCGTATTTGGCCCAAGAAAGGCATAGGCCAATTCGTCAGCGAGATACAAAGTCTTAAAACAGCTTTCCTCAGGCAGATTATCAATAACACGGCGCTGAATAATGACCTGCCGGCCTTTGTGGACGAAAATAAAGTTAATATTATGGACGTTGTAGAGCGGCGCAAGACCATTCGGGTATCCGGCCAGCCTGGGCAGGCCGTATCATTTCCGCCGCTGCAGCCCATGGCCCCCTGGACAATGAATTTCCTGGAGTATCTAGAGAGCGCCAAAGAGCAGGCCACAGGGGTAACGA